TCGGGTTTTTCCTCGGGTTTTTCCTCGGGTTTTTCCTCGGGTTTTTCTTCAAGATTTTCTTCAGGATTTTCTTCATTATCTTCTTGTTGTTCTTCCTCATCATTTTCAAACATATTGTCCATATTATCATTATTGTCTTCATTATTTAACATTTCCGACGATTGTATTGATTCAACCGTTTTTGCCAAATTTTCATTCATTTCATTTGAATAATCACTATAAGTTACATAAGTAAATGTACCAGCAACAAGAGTGACAAGACCCATAAAAGCATAAGGAACATTGGATACACCACTATGTATAGATTTATTCAAAATATCATTTTTTTTTATATCACTCATTATCTTATCAACATTAAATAAATTACTTATACTAGAAAAAATATTTTGAGGTCCAGAACCAGGATTATTACTCATATTTTACTACATAATATGCAGATTTAAAAATACGTTTTTTCCCTAAATTTAATAACATGTTTTATGTATATAAAGGTTTAAAACATATATACATAATGCTAGTTTTTCTATTTGTAATATATTTATGTGGTACTGCGAATGCTTGGAATTGGGGAAAGAAGGATGTTTATTCTATAACGAACTGCAATGTGTTAATTGAGAATCAATTAAAATATATAGAACATCCTACTGTCGGTGATAATTGGGACTATTATGATGTTACTAAAAATGTGCATCACAATATTGCTTGTGGTGTTATTTATTTAGATTCAAACCGAATTGTCATTATAGACAAAGAAATGGAAGAGGGTCTTAGAAATCATAACTTACATATTATTAAAACCAATGCAAAAATGACGGAAGACATTATGTATATCTTTAAAAAATACAAAATTAATTTTTTAATAGAAGACTATTATCCGTCACCTGAATGGTATTATTGGGTTTTCTATTATATGTTTCGAATTAGTAATACATTATTATTAATGTATTCTGTTCGTATGATGATAAAATTGTTATTTTTCTTTCTTTCACATGAAGATGCAAAGATACATTTTTATAACAAAGAAAACAAAGAAAACAAGGAAGATGATGAAACAAAAGTAACATTTGATGATGTGGCAGGTTGCGATGAAGCCAAATTCGAATTACAAGAAGTAGTCGATTTTTTAAAGCACCCAGAGGAGTTTAAAAATGCGGGGGCTAAAATCCCATCCGGCGTTTTATTAGAAGGACCACCCGGTACGGGAAAAACAATGTTGGCAAAAGCTACTTCCAATGAGGCAGATGTAAATTTTATTTATGCTAATGGATCCCAATTTATAGAAGTATATGTTGGTGTAGGCGCTTCTAGAGTGCGTCAATTGTTTGAAAAGGCTAAAAAGAATAAACCATGTATTATTTTTATCGATGAATTTGATGCATTAGGTAGATCACGATCAAATGGATTTGAAAGCAATAGCGAGCAAGATCAAACAATTAATCAATTATTGACAAATATGGATGGTTTTGATAAAAATGAAGGTATTATTGTCATGGCAGCTACCAATCGTGCAGATATGTTAGATAAAGCACTAATACGTAATGGTCGTTTTGATAGAAAAATCACCGTAGGAATACCAGATAAAATAGGAAGAAAACAAATTTTAAATGTACATTTGGATGACAAAGAAGTAGATAAAAACATAGATTTGAATATGATTCATGAATTAACAACGGGTTTTAGTGGTGCTCAATTGGCAAATTTGGTAAATGAAGCATGTATATTATCTGTTCGGTATAAATTACATAAAATAACAGAAAAATGTTTGTTAGATGCTTTTGAAAAAATTACCATTGGATTGCCAAAACAAGTAGATAATCGTCCTAGAGAAAATATTGAATTAGTCGCCTATCATGAAGCTGGTCATACTATTGCTGCATTATATTTCAATGAAATGTTTGACGTACGTAGAGTAACTATTAATGGTAATAATACAGGTGCTGGAGGATATACATTATTTACACCAAAAGAAAATTTTGTACATTTTCCTACCAAACGATTTATGTTGGCCAATATTATTGTATGTTTGGGTGGGAGAGCAGGAGAAATTTTATTTTTTAAAAACAAGAAACCAACGTCACAATCTTGTGATAATTTGATTTTTAAAGATGAAGAAGATTTGAATGTAACTACAGGTGCATCAAATGATTTAAAACAAGCACACGAAATGGCAAGAGAATACGTAGCAAGTTATGGTTTGGGTGATCATATTGGTTTATATGATAATGATACTATGAATCGAAGTATGCACAGTAAATTGTCAGAAAGTAGTAAAGAAAGAATCGATAAAGAAATACAATTCATGATAAGCAGCTCTTTAAAAACAATTTTAAAGATCGTCGAAAAGAATATGGATCAATTAAATATAGTTGCTGATTTATTATTAGATTTTAAAACCATTAATGGAGAAAAATTAAAAGAGAAAATAAAAATAAATATGGAAATAAATATGGGATTATCATAGTTCGAAATCCCAATCATCTAATAAACCGGCATTGAATAGGTTTGTTCCCATTGTTTCGTTTTCTTCCAAATATTCACGCGCCCATTTTTCTCTATCCAGTAAAGAATAGTTTTGATCACATAATTTTAACATACGTTTTCTTTTTTCTTGTAAATCAATAAGTGCTTCTAGAGAAGGTTCCTCATTTTTAATTGGACGTAAATCAAATCCCTTTAAAAATTCTTTATTACTTACATCATAGAAGGATATGTTATTATTACATGGTAGTTCTTGATGGCATCTGAATTTAGTATGAGTCATATATTTAGCACTATAAAATAAAACCAAAAGCGAATAGCAAAACATGTATAACTATATTTAGTTATAAGTCTTTAATATATAAATATTAATATATAAACATTCATATAAATTATGGAAACAAAAATGTCTGATTGTTATTCTTATGAGATTATAAATTTTGAACAAAGTTCTTTAAACGTGAATGCAGTATATGTTCTTACTATGGAAAATAGTGATCGTCTCGAAAAAATAAAAAAACAGTTATATATTTATAAACCAGGAAAAAGAATTATCATTCAAATAAATAAAGGATACAAAAAATGCGCAAAACGTTTATGTGATAACTCCAAGGAATATATTAATAATTCATATAATGACATATCTCATGCATATTTGAATGCTTTTAAAAATGCCATTCAAAAACAATATGAAAATATATTGATTCTCGAAGATGATGCAATCTTTTCACCTGAATATTATAATCCGTATAATTTAAAAATAGTCAATGAATTTATACCAAAATTAAATTCGAATCAATGGATTTTTGCTCTAGGATTAATGCCTTGGGTATCTTTATATTATTCTTATGGTATTCGTAGATCAATATTGGCATATGGACTACATGCGACTATATTTCCTATAAGTGTTGTTACTAATATTATTCAGGATTGTAATTCTATTAGTGATATGGACAATTATATAAATACTAGATGTGTTCGTTATTTTTATGATTATCCTTTAGTAACGCAAATATTTCCCGAAACCGAAAATTCGAAATATTGGGGTACAGATTTGGGATTTTTAGGAAGCATTATACGTTACATTATGATAAGTACAAATTGGTTGTTTGGAATAGACAAACAATCTGAACCAGGTACCACCATTTTTTACAATATAAATAAAATTCTATATGATATGTTAATACCTTTATTCATTATGTATATTTTGTTTTTGATTATAAAAAAAAAATACCTGTGAATATTGTCAAATCTTTATTTATCTTTTACAAAATTAAAAACTAACTTATAAGTAATAATAATGTATTTGAAAATACCTTTGTATTTTTTGTCATTAGTATTTTTTTCCTATTTAGAAATAAACATCCCACGTATTTATTCTGTTCAAACGGTTCCTATTATACATCATGTGATTACATCATCGGTTTCTAACTATTTGTTATATAATGACACCGACTTAATGTTAAATATGTTTAACACACCAAAAGAAGAAATTTCACCATTATTATCATATTTTCCCATTTTTTCATGTGCATTTGGGTTATATGATTTATACAATGCTATTTTTATACAAAAAAAAATGGATTTTATTTTACACGGAATCTTATTTTACACTGTAGGAGTCATATTCATGCATAATGAGAATTTCCATTGGTTGTATCCGGGTTTATTAATGGAAACAAGTAGTGTATTTTTAAATTTAACTGTACTTCCATATGACTTTATTAAATATTCTTTTGCAGCAACTTTTTTATTTTATCGCAATATTGTTTTCCCATATATTTCAATTATTTTTATAAAAGATAAATATGTTCTTTTTTTAGAACCAAAACATTATAATGAGAAAATCATTATGTTTTCTATTTTTTGTATTAATTATTTGAATTTTTTTTGGGGATACAAAATTGTAAAAAAACTAATTCGTCATATAAAAAACGAATAAATCATAAAATATATATATGATAGATTATATATTTTATATAAATTTAGACGAAAAACCAAACAAAAAAGAGCATATAGAATCTATATTAAGTCAGTTTGATATACCTTACGAAAGATTTGCTGGAATCAAACCATCTTTAGAAGAATGTTTGGCTATGAAGAATGTAGTCCCACGCATCCAAGAATATTTACATCATCCAGAAAAAAACCTAAGAGGGATTGGTGTATTAGGATGTTATTTATCTCATACATTCACCATGAATAAATGTAAAAAATTACCGAAAAAATATAAGCATATTTTGATTTTAGAAGATGATGCTATTTTTACACAAAAAGACATGGATTATATTAACGATAAAATCAATATGTTAAACGAGCAACATGACTGGGATGTATTACGTGTTTTGCTACCACGCACCGAAAATTTTTTAGATAGAGGAATCGAAAATGTGGATGATGATGTATATAAATTTACTGGAAATCATGTGCTATCAAAATTTGATTCAAGTAACAAAAATGTAATCAATGGAGGATGTCATTTCTATGTATTAAATAGAAAAAACATAACAAAAATAAGTCAATATGTAAAAAAAGAAGACATATTTAATATAGATTCCATTTACAGTACAAAAGAATTAAACATATACTTTTTAATATCCAGTTCAATACAATCAGGTATGCGCAATGAAAGTTCAATACCTAAGTTATAATTATCGAATTTCATGATAAGATACTTCGGGTTTCTTGTTCTTTTCATTAATGGCCACTCGTGTTTTATACTTTTCTCTCCAAATATTTTTTGTCTCATCCGACAAAGTAGTTCGAAAGTGTCTTTCGTATTGTTCGGGACTGTCATAAAACAAGATTCTAGGTTCTCCGGTGACTCCATTAACGGAAACATTGGCTTTGAAAAAAAGTTCTTCATTCATAGTACCTACTTTATAAATAGGTCTTCCCATATAATCATTTTCCAAATATCCACTAATAGCATTACGAATAGTTCCACCTGGCAATATAGATGTACTATATGCATTAATGGTGGGAATACTCTTATTCGTACTCTTGATTTTGAAAAAATTCTTGTCGTTTTTATAAGATACACCAAAACGATTTTTTACCTTGTTTTTATTGGCTTCTGTATCATTAGTAGATACAGTTGAAACGGAAACAGCATCACTGTAACTTATTTCTTCACCGACTTCATTCCATCCATAGTCAGTGGTTTCAACCAAATTTCCTTCGTCGATCATAATAGATTTGTGAGAAAAAGCGCAAGTAAATAAGAATAGACCTTATTGTTATGAATATTGCTCACATAATCTTTAAGTGCTTTTCATTTTATAGTTAGGTAAAAAATGAAACAATAAAAACTACATACTATTTATATATGTCTGAACAATACATTCAATCTCAATATTTAATTAAACAAATAACAAACGATTTTTTCAAAGATGATGCGTCGCCTATTCGATTGAAAGAACCGAATTATGAAATGGACGATGACAGTTCTATAGATAGCATGACAAGTGAAGAAAATGATTTAGAAGAGAAACATCAAGATACAATCTATCATTATTTAGAGGAGGACAAAGAAGATTTACAATATATTTTTGATTTATGTGATAATGAACCTGATTTGTTAAAGGAATATAATGTTTATATTTGCTGTTATCAAGTAAATGATTTATGTGTTATGCCTTTTTTGCAATATTTATTAGTAGAAAATGATGGAAAGTACAATTTTCCTATGTTCACTTTCAAATGTGCCACCAACATTGATGTAGATGAAGATAGTGAATATTCAGCAACTCATGTTTTTTTTCAAAATGAATGTATGAAATTTCTCTTAAAATTTGCCAAACCTTTAGACGAAATAGAAAACGATGATTTTATGAATGAAATTTACAAGGGTTTTACTGTAAGTAAGAACAATGATAATTCATTGTATGTTGTTTTGAATTGCAATGAGCTCCATATAGAAAAAGGACTGTTAGTGACAATGGATGAATTATTGAACAAACATTCTGTGTTAAATGTTTCGATTGAACCCGATGCATATCAATTGTTTTATGATTATCCCGGATTAATGCAAATAAACAACAAATGGGGGACCATGATACATAATCCGCAAGTATTATACAAATGCACCTTTGAAGATAACAAATATGTGAATGAATTAAGTAGTTCGGAAGAAACGATTTCCATTATAGACGATCGTATTGAACATCCACTTTTAGGCAATAGTTTTATATTTAGCGTAGAACCGATTCAAGCAGATAATGCCAAATCTTTAAAACGTTACGCTGTTTTTACGTTAAAACCTGTTTATTTGATGAAAGATTTGAGTTTGTTGGAAAAAGAGCAAGAAGGTTTCACTTTAGGATCGGTGATTCCAAGTGTAGTTGATTATATGCAACCTTCAAAAAAGGAAGAGGAAGAAAATGAAGAACCTGAAGAAGAAGAACCTGAAGAAGAAGAACCTGAAGAAGAGGAAGAAGAGGGAGAAGATGAAGATACAGAAGAAGAGGAAAAAGACGAGGAAGAACCTGAAGAAGAGGAAGAAAAAGATGAAGATGAAGAAGATGGAGAAGACAATGAGGAAGATTCTGAAGAGGAAGAAGAAGATATGAAAACAAAGGAGGAAATGCGTGAAGAAGTCTTGGACTTAGCAAACAAAACAAATAGTTGTATTTATTTCCATGAAAAACGTAATGATGTTGATTTTACAGGATGGTCTGTTAAATTAAGCACACATTTTATAGAATTATAATATAAATGGAAACGGCAAAAAATGTTGCAAGTAATGCCAAACAAACTTTAAGTAAAGGTGCAAGTATGGCATTAACCGCATC